TCGAATCCCTTCGGGCGCACCACACCACCGTCGCCATCCGGCCCATCGTTGCCAGGGATCGGTCGAGCGCCAGTCATGACGTAGCCGAATGAAATGTTGAGCGATTCGCAGATTACGTCCAGATCGTTCACATCAAACGGCGTTTTGCCCGTCATGCGCCGAGACATCCTGTCCTGACTGAGACCGGCACGCCGTGCGGCTTCCGAGTCGGAGAGGCCGAGTCGTGCGAATTCCATGCGCAAGCGCCGAATGATGGCATTGGCGCGGCTCTCTCCCCGCTGACCATCCACAAGCATCAGTGTTGTCATGGCGCGTATCTTACGCGCTGAACAAGTAAATGCAAGGTCAATAGCCTGGTAATGGCGTTCTGCGCGACACGCCAGCGAAATTACATACTTGCAACTTGCGCGCTGAGCGCGTAGACATGGCGTATGTCGCTCAGTCAAACCTCTCATCGCGCCGCTGCGGAAGTCCGCGCAGAGATGGCTCGCCAGGGATGTACTCAGGCAGCTCTAGCGGAACGCATCAACCGCGACCAACACTTCATCTCGCGCCGACTCTCCGGCAAGGTGTCATTCACGGTCGACGAGCTGGCCTGCGTCGCCGAAGCCCTCAACGTCACCATTGGGGCACTACTGGTCGACCCAGCCGAGGCTTCCAAGGCGACCGCCTCATGAACGCACTCACCCATCCCGCCGACGAGCGCCGCATACGCGAGATCGTGCGGGAGGAGCTAGCCGGTCTCAAGGGCGGCGATGCGGGCCTCAAGACCTCGGGCATACGCCTCAAGCTCGATGAACTGCTCAATGAGCCGAGCCGTCTTGCTCGCCAGCTCGACGTGCCCCATGAGGGCGAGTCCGACCATGCGTTCACGCGTCGCGTCATCGAGAGCGCCCTCGACCGATTCGTCGGGCGTGAGGTGGTCGGCGATCATGTTTCTGAGCGCGACGCTGCTCTCCCAAGCCTCGGGTATGTCCAGCTCAGCCCAAACATTCCCCACAACAAAACTCCTTACGTTGCACGGGCGCTAACCCGTTATGTGACCGGCGCGTTCCTTACCGCGTTCCGGTGGTTGCAGCGTAAGGCGGTGACCCGACGCGCCGCGGAATCCGGGACGCGGCCGTCGGGCACCACACAAGGTGGTGCGCGATGAGTGCCGCCAACGAACGCTCGATCGGCCAAGAGCTGGTGCGGATCATCCGTGATGAGATCCGCGCCTACGACGAACGCAAGGACGAGGCGGTGCGGCTGCGCAAGGTCGCTGACCAGGCGGTCGCCGAGGCTGAGCGGGCCGCCAAGGCGGCGCGTGAGTCAAAGCCGAATTCCATCGGTGGCGCAATCAGCGCCGCCATCGTTGGCGATCTGAACGCGCAGGCCATCGACGCACTCTTCGAGCGTCAGCAGAAGCCGCTTGTGGACTTCACTACCACCGCCAGTGCCGCCTCTGTCGCTGACGGGCTTGGTGCATGGCAGCCGCGCAGCACAGGGGAGAACCCGCCACGTCGCCGATGGTGGCGCAAGAAGCGCTGAATCGTCGTATCTGACAACTGAATAGGAAAAACCCCGACGGCGGGCTCGCTCGCCAAAGTTCACCCGCCGCCGGGGCCTCTACAACCAGCCTAAAGGAGGCCGGTCATGTCCCACCGTATCCAAGTACCTGATCAGCGCGTCGAGGGTGTCCGCACCGCGATCATGCGGCACGCATTCTGGACCGTCGCGTTTCTCGCTCTCGTGTACGCGCTGGCCGCCCTGTCCAACCACCAGTACACGCAATTCGTCGTAGTGATGGCGCTGTTCGGCGTTGCAGTGGGGATTGATCTTCGTGTGCACCGTCGCGGGCGATACCGCGACCGGTCGGCCGTGCTACTGCTGATCGCCTTCGTGGCCATCGTCGTCACGGGCGTATTCGCGCAGGTGGGGGTGACCGCGTGACAACCGACACCACGCCAAACGTGTTGAACCTCAACAACGTTATCGACAAGGTGACCGGCGCCATGGACGCGCTAAAAGAGACCGCCGAGGCTGCGGGCGTCGACTTGAGTGACGATATGCCGCACCTCGAACGCGAGCTGGATCGGTTCTTCGCTACGCGCCACGCCGAGCGCGACGAGGCCAGCGCGGCGATTCGCGCATCGGAGGCGGGCTGGTGACGACACACTACCTCGAAATCGAAAGCCATTGGCATGAACTGCTATACGGCGGCATCAAGACATACGAGGTGCGCCGTGCTGATCGCGATTACCAGAAGGGGGATCGCATCCTGTTCAAGATCGGACCGTCAAAAGCTCTGTCGTACGCGTCGTGGATCATCACGCACGTCATGTACCAGGCCCCGTGGGTGGCCGATGGCTACGTGATTCTCTCGCTGGAGCATCCACACAAGACGCGACGCGAGAAGGAGTACGAAGCGCGCGGTCGAAGCATCGAGGAATATCGCCGCTCCAATGCCGCACTGCGCGGGGTGATTACGCGTCTGCGCAATCAGATCAGCATGCGCGAGCACCGGGAGATGGTGGGCCGGTGAGCCTCAACATCCCCGAGGGCTACGAGATTGAGTACCTCATCCGCAAGCCAGACGGCACGCTGGTACTCAGCGCGAAAGACCGGCCTGCGTGCTGGAGCGATCGGTCTGAATGCGAACAGGCGATCAAGCATCTGGCCGAGCACGCCCAAGCGCTCGGTATCACCGATTATCTGGCCACGGTAGAGGCGAGGCTGTGCTCTCCAGTATTTGCGCTCGATACCCCGCTCGCAGGGTTCATCAACGAACTGGAGGACTGGCGTAAATCGCAAGGGGGCCAATGGTGAGCAGCCACTTCTGCCCGGTGTGTTGGCGGGATGCCCAGCAGACCATGAACGGAAACATCTACGCGCATTTCGACGGCGCGAGCAATGAATGTCCGGGCGGCAACCAGCCATTCACGATCGCCATCACCGCGCCGAGCCGAATCACGCTGCGACACATCATCAAGGACATTCACGAGATGCGGGAGGCGATTGCCGCATGGACTGCACCAAATGCGGCCAGCGGCCCAAACAGCTTCGGGGAATGTGCCGCTCGTGCTTTCTGGCGGATCGGCCCTGGCCTGAGCAGTACGACGAAATGCATGCCATCGGGCGCTCCGACTGGGAGATCGCCAAGACGATGAACCAAGACCCGGCCACGTTCGCACGCATGGCCGCCCGCTACGGAAGGACACTCGATTCAGTCATGACCCAAATCGTGCGCGACTACAGGCTCGCAAAGGGGTGGGCATCGTGATCGAACTGACTCGCGATGGTGTCTACGCCGGCATCTCCGATACCGAGTACCACGCCGACCGGTCGGCATTGTCCAGCTCGGGCGCGCGGCTGCTATTGCCGCCCTCATGCCCTGCGCTATTTCAGTGGTGGATGAACAACCCGCGTAAGCCCAAGCGGGAGTATGACTTCGGGCACGCCGCGCACAAGTTCGTGTTAGGCGAGGGCGAAGAGATCATGCCCGTTCAGGCTAACGACTGGCGCACCAACGCGGCGAAAGAACAGCGCAACCAGGCGTACGCGGAGAACAAGATTCCGCTACTAGCCCGCGAGGTTGACGTGGCGATGGACATGGCCCGGGCTGTATTTGATCACCCGGACGCCGGCAATCTGCTGTCCGTCGGTGTTGCCGAGGCATCGCTGACGGCCACTGACCCCGATACCGGTGTACGGCTCAAGGCGCGGCCGGACTGGATGAACGCAGGTGGGCAACGCCTGATCATCGTGGACTACAAAACATCCACGACATCGGACCCAGATGCCTTTGCCCGCAAGGCGTTCGACTTTGGCTATCACATCCAGTTGGCGTGGTATCGCGCGGTGGTGCGCCTGGCCGGACTCGACGCCGACGCACAATTTGTGTTCATCGTGCAGGAGAAACAAGCGCCGTACCTGCTCTCGGTAGTCGAGTTCGATGCCGAGGCCAGGGCCGAAGGTGAGCGTCAGATGCGCGCGGCGCTGGAGGTCTACCGCGATTGCGTGCAGCGGGACGAATGGCCAGGACGCCCAACCGGCATTACCCCAATCTCGCTGCCCCCGTGGGCCACCCGCCGCGCCGCCGCTGAGGGTGCCGACAACTCCGACCTGATCGCTGCCCTGGAGGCGGCACTGACCGAAGGGACCGAAGCATGACCACCACCGAATCCACCGCCGTGGCCAAGACCGATGCCGGTCTACCTGCGCAAATCCGCAAAATGGAGCAAGCGTTTCAGCTGGCCATGCCTCGCGGTGTCGAGGCCAAGCAGCTGATCCGCGACGCGCTGACCTGCTTGCAAACCAACCCGAAACTGGCGCAGTGCGAGCAGAAATCGCTACTCGGCGCGCTGATGACGTGCGCGCAGCTCGGTCTGCGGCCCGGGGTCGGCGCGCTCGGTCACGCCTATCTACTGCCGTTCTGGGACAGCAAGGCGCGCGGACACAAAGCTCAGCTGGTCATCGGATATCAGGGCTACGTCGAGCTGGCCCATCGCTCGGGGCGCATCGCATCTATCCATGCCCGCACCATCTACAGCAATGACGTATTCAAGCTCAAATATGGTGCCGCCGCGGATGAATGGGTGCACGAGCCCACCTGGATAGACGGCACACGTGGTGTGCCAATCATGTACTACGCAATCGGGCGGACCGTAGACGGCGGCTATTCGGTGACCGACCCGATGACCGTCAAGGAGATGGAGGACTACCGCGACAAGCACGCCACCGCCCGCAACAAGCAAGGCGAAGTGTTCGGGCCGTGGATCGAGCATTTCGAGGGCATGGCCCACAAGACCATGGTCCGCAAGCTGATGAAGCTGCTACCCAAGTCCACCGAGATCACCCGCGCTATGGCTCACGACGACGGTATCCGACTCGATTTGTCTCCCAACGCTATTGACACCAAGCCGGACTACATAGACGGCGAAGCCGAAGACACTACCGACGCCGATGTGGAGCCCGCGCCCAGTGAGCCCACCTCCCAAGCGCCCGAGGTGCTGATGGCAACAGATGCTCAGGTCCGCAAGATCAACATCCTGTTGCAGGAATGCGGAATCGGCACCGGCAAGGACGGGCGCGCGGCCGGCCTGGCATGGCTGACCGCGCAGATACAGGCCGAGCAGCCACTCACCAGCTCCAAAGAGCTGACCCGCGAGCAGGCCAGCATGGTCATCCAAGTTTTGGAGCACGAGAAGTCCCAGCGTGCCCAAAGTTCCGAAAACGCCACCACCGCAACAGAAGGGAAGTAACACATCATGGCCGAAGTAACCGAGAAGCCCGCAGGCTTGCCCAGCACCAACGCGCTCGACAGGTTCGACGACGGTCTGGCCACCGGCCCGACCGAGATCCGGCTTGGGCAAGCCGTGCTCATGTCCCTCAGTGATCCACCCGAAGCAGGCGAATACATCGACATCTCCGCGCGCCTGTACATCAAGCACGCCGGATTCGACCAGAACACACCCGACAGCCCGAAAGTACCTGTGCGTCAGGCCAAGATCATCGTGGCCTGGCCGCTCGGTGAGCAGATGCCCAAACCCAAGTCCAAGAACGGCGCCGAGATCCCCGAGGTTGACGGCCAAGAGCCCCTGTTCGACGACGACGGCGACCCGCAAGGCGCCGACGATGACCAACAGGATGATCATCAGGACAGCCCGGAGGACGGGACCGTGGTGGCATTCACCGGCGGTCCGGCATTCTCCGACGGCACCGAGGGCGACGGCGAGTAAATGCCCACCCAACGAGTCATCGACCACCGCGGCGATTCTGCTCCCGTCACGGTGGTCGATGACTACCCCCTCGGCGAGTGCCCGCCCGTCACCTGGTGGCAGGTGCAGAACATTCCCCACGCGGTAATCGTCAGCGAGGCAGTCGTTGCCGCAATCAGCGCGGCGCTCGACCTGCTCGCCGTGACCCTATTCGGCAAGCCCTGGTCTGAGCTGGTCGACCAGTCGTGGCAGCCAATGCGGGAGTGGTTCCAGTGAATGACATCTACGCCGCCGAGCGCGACGAAGCCCGCTCAGCCCGCTACGCCATGACCGAAATGGACCGGGCCCCCAGACATCCACACGCACACCTCGGCATGTGCGGCGACCGAGACGACACGAGAGAGGAACGCTGATGCTCACCGAAGATCAGCGCTGGCTGCTGCGGATGGTCGGCGGGTGGACGATGCGTGACTGCCTCATCGGTCCCGCAGGTGTCGCCCGTTTAATGCAGTCCTGCTACGGCGGCACCCGCGTGCCCGCCGATGGATACCCGGCTCACCTCAAGGGATTTGAGTGCGGACGCGGCAAGATCGTATCGAGGGGTATCCCCGTCGTCACCGTGACCGCCGCGCAGCTGAACAAGTACGCGCGCTCCCTGCCGGTCGATCTTGTCGCCGAGATGCGCGAGTGCGCCACCGCCGCACAGCGCAATAACCTACGTCGCCACCAGTTCTGCCACTGCGGGAGCGATCCGTGCGGGTACGCGTACATGGGTGATCGCATCTGCCCGCCGACCGAGCAGCAGGAAGCCGATGCCAAGGCCGAGTTCTGGCGCTGTGAGGACTGGACCGACGACTTGCTCGACCGCGCGCTCGGGTTCACCACGGAGGACAAACCGGTCGGGCAGCTGGAGCTGTTCGGAGTCAGCGCATGATCACGCCCTACTACCAAGACGAGCAGGTCACCCTGCACCACGGCGATTGCCTCGACGTGCTGCTCGCCGACGACTACGGATACGACTGGAATCTCGGCTACCGATCAGCGCGGATGTTCCCCGACTGTAGCGTCGACGCGGTGATCACCGACCCTCCCTATGGCATCGCGTTCATGGGCAAGGACTGGGACCAGCCGGGCGCGTTCGGGTCTGAGCGGCGCAATGGGTCGCCCCAGAGGACTCAGCGCGAAGGCTTAGCGATGGATGCCGGCCGCTATGACCTCTCGCCTGCGGCAATGCTCAACTTCCAGCGCTGGTGCACGGCATGGGCCACCGAGTGCCTGCGCATCCTCAAGCCCGGCGGTCACCTGCTCGCGTTCGGCGGCTCGCGGACCTGGCATCGGCTGGCCGCCGCGATCGAGGACGCGGGTTTCGAGACTCGCGACAGCATCGCATGGCTGTACGGCTCAGGGTTCCCGAAATCGCTCGACGTGTCCAAGGCCATCGACAAGGCGGCCGGTGCTGAGCGTGGGGTGGTCGGCACTCATCATCGGCACGGTGGTGGCTCGGCGGTGTCGGGTTCGATGCTCGGCTCGCTTGGTACCGATAGCGAGCTGCCTCTCACGGCCCCGGCGACCGTCGCCGCCAAGCGGTGGCAGGGTTGGGGTACTGCGCTCAAGCCCTCATTCGAGCCGATCGTCGTCGCACGTAAACCGTTGGCGGGCACTGTGGCCGCGAACGTGCTGGAGCACGGAACCGGGGCGCTGAACATCGATGCCTGTCGGATACCCACTGGGGACAAACTCGGCGGCGGCTCAACGACGCGCGGCCAGCGGATGAAAGACGGCTGGCACCGGCCCTGGATGGACGACCCCGACATGGTGGCGGCGAACGCCGAGCGAAGTCGTGCATCGGTGGCCAGATCCGAAGAATTGGGCCGTTGGCCGACCAACGTCGTCCTCGATGAGCATCAGGCCGAAGCGCTCGACCGGCAGACGGGCGTCTTGCACTCGGGAACCATGCGTGCGGGCACCGAGCGTCAGCCGCGAGCGGGCGGCACGATCTACGGCGCCGACACCCGCACGTTCGCGGCCGCCGACACCTACGGCGACAGCGGCGGCGCTTCGCGGTTCTTCCCCGTGTTCCGCTACGAGGCCAAGGCGCCAACATCGGAACGGCCCAACGCCGATGGTGTGCAGCACCCGACCGTCAAGCCGCTGGACCTGATGCGCTGGCTGGTGCGGCTCGTGACCCCGGTCGGCGCGGTGGTGCTGGAACCGTTCGCCGGATCGGGCACGACTGCCGAGGCGTGCGTTCTGGAGGACCGCCAGTGCATTGCGATCGAACGTGAGGCCGACTACTTGCCGTTGATCGTGTCCCGGCTACGCAAGCCGGTGCAGCAAGGGCTATTCGGGTTAGGGGCGGGCGCATGAGCCGCACACCCGAGAGCACCAAGGCCTACCAGGCCGGTCTGTGCGTGGACTGCAAGACCGAGCCACACAGTGCCGGTCGGCCCCGGTGCGAGAAGTGCCATACGAAATTCAGAAGGGGTGAGTGATGGCAATCGATCCGCTATTCGCCGCGGCGCAGCTGCTCGAATCGCGTGGCTACGCAGTCGTCGAGCTGCCGAAGCCGATTCAAAACGGGCTGGGCGGGTTCCCTGTGGGTGTCGGCGGGTTCGTGAGAGCAGCAGGGGATGACGTCGTCATCTGTGAGTTTCCGGGCAGCCCAATCACATTCCGCAGCACAGATAGGGCGCTCCAGCTCGCAGCCGCGATCCTGGCAGTCATCGCATACATCGAGTCAAACGCCGTCGGAGCGTCCCATGGGTGACAAGTCACGCATCGAATGGACTGACGCCACATGGTCACCAGTGACCGGTTGCACCCGTGTCAGTGATGGATGCCTGAACTGCTACATCGAACGATCGACACCAATTCGTATCGCAGGCCGAAGGTTTGACGGTGAAGGCATCGGGTCGAGTCTGGCGGTACAACTCCACCCGAACCGTCTGGACTGGCCACTCCGAAAGCGTGACGGGAAGAAGATCTTCGTCTGCTCACAAGCCGACCTGTTCCACGACGACGTGCCTGACGAGTACATCGCCCGCGTGTTCGCTGTAATGGCCTTGGCTCCACAACACACATTCCAGGTGCTTACTAAGCGGCACGGTCGGATGCGGTCGCTGCTTTCCAGTGATGATTTCCGGTCGGAGGTCACGCAAACCTTCGTTGGCTGGGCAGTCGAAGACCTCTCGCTGAAAACCGGTCATCTGGAGTCCGCTACCGGGGACTGGTGGCCGCTGCCGAACGTCTGGCTGGGTGTGAGCGCTGAGGATCAGCAGCGCGCCGACCTCCGCATCCCGGCGCTGCTGGACACCCCGGCCGCCGTACGGTTCGTCAGTGCCGAGCCGCTTCTCGGGCCGATCGACCTACATGGTGACCCGATCGGGAAAGACTCGGTTTTCTGGATCGGGCATCTGGACTGGGTGATCGTCGGCGGCGAATCTAGCTCCGGCGCAAGGCCAATGCACCCAGACTGGGCGCGCTCACTGCGCGACCAATGCCTAGCCGCTGGCGTGCCGTTCCTGTTCAAACAGTGGGGCGAATGGCGTTGGACGCGCGAGGCCGACGACTACGAGTATGAGCGAGCGCACGGCGATCTCTACCCCAACGCCAAATGGGAAACGGTCTCACCTGACGGCGTGATCGCCGCCGATAACATCCCGCATCCGGGGTACGCCACCATGCAGCGCGTCGGCAAGAAGCGCGCCGGGCGCGAGCTGGACGGGCGCACATGGGACCAATACCCCGAGGTGGTGCGCTGATGGCCACACGTAAGTACATCTACCGCGTGGTTGTCGACGAGTGGCCGACCGAGGACGGCATGCCCTTCATCGACCAGGACTGGCGCTGGTGGGAGCAGATCGTCGACTACTTCCACAATCCCGAGGGTGATGACCCGTCGCCCGCCTGGCTGCCCGATATCACCGAGTACCTGGAAGACCAGGGTGACGAATGGACGCCGGCGGGTTGGGGCAACAAGCCGCGATTCACCCGCCTTGTGTGCGAACCCGGAGACGAGCCCGACTACCCGAACGGATACCGAGGCTACGACGACCAACCTGTGATCGCCGTGCCCATCGCTCCTGCCCGCCGGTTCATGCAACGCGCCCAGCCGGACGCGGCGGCAAAACAGCTGCGCGAGTGGGGATGCAAAGCACACGTGGAACACGCTGCCCTTGGTGACTGGGAGGCGGCCTGATGCTCATACGCCCCGAGAACCGCGGCCGCTACCCGAAGGACTGGCCCGAGATCTCGCGCCGCATCCGTTTCGAGCGCGCCCAAGGCCGCTGTGAGTGCGAGGGCGAGTGCCTGCGCGGTACTCACCTTGACCGCTGCACGAACGTCAACGGACAGCCCGCCTACGGCACCGGCAGCCGCGTGGTGCTCACCGTGGCGCACCTGAACCACACCCCCGAGGACTGCCGCGATGAGAACCTGCGCGCCATGTGCCAGGGGTGCCACCTGCACTACGACCTGGAGCACCACGCGCAGACGCGCCAGCGGGCACGCACGGCAGCTCTTGAGGCACAGATGGATTCGATGTTCGAGGGAGTGCAGTGATGCCGGCCAATACTCCGTGCAAGTGGTGCGACACTCCACTCTCCGACTGCGACGCCGCGCGGCCCAACCGGAAGTGCTGCCCGGACTGCCGACACCACAAGCGCATCCAGCGCAAGCGCACCGCGGGGTGGCAGATGCCCAAGGGTGCTATCTACGTCGGGCGGCCGACTCGGTGGGGCAACCCATGGGTGGTACACATCCACAGCCCGAGTTGCGGGCCCGAGCTGCTGGCGTGCCCTGACTACATCGCGGAGGACCGAGCCGACGCGGCCACCAAGTACCGGCACGCCGTGCTCTATCCGCTGGCCGAACAGCCGCCGGTCCCGACCCCCGACGAGATCCGCGCCGAGCTACGTGGCCGCGATCTGGCTTGCTGGTGCCCGCTCGATCAGCCTTGCCATGCCGACGTGCTGCTCGAAATCGCCAACGCTACAACCGAATCGGAGGTCTCGGCGTAATGCCGCATTTCAAGGTCAGCGACGACTCACACTCGCACCCCAAGGCGATCATGGCCGGGGATGCAGCGTGGGGCATGTGGAACCGCGCTGGCTGCTGGTCGATGGCCTACGGCACAGACGGATTCGTGCCCGAGTGGTGGGTCAAGCAACAGCCTCAGGGCACGGTCAAGGCCAAGGCGCTCATCGGTGCCCAACTGTGGCGCCGAGGCGAGTACGAGGGCGATCGGCCGGAATACCAAGGGCAGAAGGGCTACACATTCCACGAGTGGCGCCAGGACAGCTACGAGAAGGTCGAAGCTGACCGCGCGAAGTGGCGGGACAAGAAGGCCAACCAACGCGGCTCGGTTCCCCGCGTGTCCCCCGGGGACAAACGGGGGGACAATACCGGGGACACCCGAGGGGACTCCCGCGAGAGTCCCGGGTATATACCCAATACCCAATACCCAAAGAACTCTGGGGAACCTAAGAGCGTTAGTCCCGACTCGACCGAGCGCGAGCCGCGCAGCGCACCCGTCACGCCAGCAGCGAATCGGCTTGTCAGTGAGCACATCCCCGCCAAGCACCCTGCGGCCGTCCGAACCGAACTGCGCCTACAGGCATCCGCGCTGCTCAAGGACGGCCAATCCGAGGCGCTGGTGGCCCAAGCACTCGAACTCTGGACCACCAAGGCGCTGCACCCAAAGACCCTGCCCAGCTTGGTATCCGAGCTGATCAACGGCCGAAATCAGCCCAACCGCAACACGTCCGAGCACGCCCAGGCGCCGCCCGCCGCGCGCAAGGTCGGCATCGGCCTCGACCTCGCACGCGAATTCGCCAACCAGCCAGAACAACCCGCATTGGAGGCATGATGACCACCCGGAACTACCCCCAGATCGCCGCGCTGGTGCTCACCAAATGCGCCGCATACGACCCGTACCTGACCGCCCCGACCAAGGAAACCTGCCTTGCATGGGCTGAGCAATTCGAGCTGTACGGCCTCGATCTCGACGACCTGACCAAGGCCGTCACGAAGGTCTACAGCGAGCACGGATCAGGCTATCGGCCACTGCCCAAGGACATCACCGACGCCGCCAGGGCCATCCGCAAGGAACGCACCGAACGCGAGTCCAGCACGCAGCGCGAAGCGCGCGAGGACCGGCTCGACGCGCGGCCGGCGCTCGTCGACCACCGCCGTGAGATCACCCAATTCGCCAGCACGTTTGGAGTCATCAAATGAGTCAATGCAATGCCCCACTGTCAGTCTGGGAGATAGCTGGGCTCTCGTTCATGATGTTCACCACCTCTGTCACCTGGGGACTGGGACTCGGCATGACCCTGGAGCGCCTGATGACGGGCCGCTGGTGGTGGAACCGATGAGCGAACACCCGCGCCAGTACAAGCCGAGACCACCCCGCCCAAACGCCTCCCGCGGGCCCGTCGTCGCGGCGTACGCCGACAAGATCGACTACCCGTGCGAGCACTGCCACGTCGAACCGGGCGGCTGGTGCAGGACACCTGACGGGCGCGACCAGATCGCCCCGTGCTGGAACCGAGGCGCCACGGTGGGCGCGCGATGAGCGCCGATACGCCGTGGTTGGCAACGGGCCCGACCCACGACGACGCCCAACCGCCCAGCCTTGCCGGCCGCTTGTGCGACGGATGCGTACGGCCGGGATGCCCGGAACATTGCCCGTTTCAACCGGAACCGACGAAAGGACACAACCGATGACCGCCCACCCGCAACAAATCCTCGACAAGATGATCGAGGTCGCCGAAGACCCCACCACCTCGCACGCAACACTTGTGTTCGGACTCAAGGAACTACCCCACGACGACCTCGCACAGGCACTCGCGCTGGCCGTCCAGCGGCTCGCAGCAGCGCGCGCAGTCGGTACCGCGCTACAGGGGCGGGCGGCCATCCGATGAGCGATTTGCAGAAGGCATTCGAGGACGGGATCGACCTCGGACTCAAGCTCGCGCGCCTCTGCGCTGGGGACGCTGCGGACTATGAGCAGGGGCATGGTGCCCCCAGTGCGGCCACCGCCTTGCGCGACCTGTCGACGGTTCTCGAAAATGCGCCATTCACCGGATATCCGAGGTACCAGCAGTGACCACAGTCCTCGGCATCGATCCGAGCCTGCGCAACACCGGCCTGGCCGTGCTACGTGACGGCGCTCCGGTCGCGCTGCACTCGATCGGCTACGGCGGCCACGACGGCGACTCGTACGCAACCCGCAGCCGACGCGTGCGCGCCGTGTGCCGCTCGGTCATTGAATGGGCACTGCGCGACGGCCGGCCAGATCTCGCCGTCATCGAAGGCCCCGCCTACGGCCAGTTTCTACCCTCGACGTTCGACCGCAGCGGGCTATGGCACGGGCTGTACGGCGCGCTGGACGCCAAAAAGGTTCCCGTCGCGGTAGTTCCTCCACAGACCCGCGCCAAGTGGGCCACCGGCAGCGGACGGGCCGAGAAAGGCGAGGTACTGGCCAACGTTCGCGACTGGTTCGGGCCCCGCGTCAAGGTGCTCAACCACGACATCGCCGACGCCGCAGTACTCGCGCTCATGGGCGCCTTCCGGCTCGGGGACGCGATGCCGTTCACGGTCAAGGAACGTCACTACATCGGATTGGGAGCAGCGGCATGGCCGAGTTGACATTGCACGACATGCTGAGATGGCCACCGAATCCATTCCTGACGCTCCCCGACGATCCATTCGACCCAACTCCGTGGTTCAGCACGTTCTACAAAGACGTAGACCTCGACGCGATCGACTGGGCCGACGAGATGCGCAAGCTACCAGGGCAATTCACCCAACTGTTGTGCTTCCCGGGATCGCTTGACGAACGCGTAATCGCCCAAGCTGTTCACGAACTGACCGAGGAGCTGATGCGTTGACCAACTGCCGCAACTGTGGACGCAAGTCAGACATGTTCCTGTGCCCTGGGTGCATCGAGGAACTGGACATCATTCTCGATGGAATGCCTTGGCTGCTCAAGCAAATCGAGGTCGCCATCCTGCGCCAAGACCGGCTCACCGTCGGCGAGGTAGGCAAGAGCGCCGGAACTCCGAGTCCGCTCAATACCGACGCTGTAGAGATCGCCGACCGGGCCCGCAACACCATCTCGACATGGGTCCGCGACCTGTGCGAGACGCGGCGTATCGAGTTCGCCGTCCCCATGGTTGTAAGTCGCGGATTCATCGGACCCCTGAAACCAGATTGGCGGCGCGTCCCCGACGACTACCAGCCCACCGCAGCCGACGGCGCCCGCTGGCTCGCCGAACACGTCAACGCCATCGCCCTCGACATGGGCGCCGCGCGGTGTTTCAAAGAGCTGCACGACCTCGCCGACGAGATCGTGGCCGCGATCAACCGCCCAGACCGCCACTTCGCCGGCCCCTGCCCCACCATCCGCGCCTACTCACCCACCGGCAAGGCGGTCGAGTGCGGCGAGTTCCTCTACGCCGGCACCGAGGAGCGCAACGTGACGTGCCCCAAGTGCAACCAGCCGGTCGACGTGCAGCGCAACCGGCAACGCGCATGGCGCGAGGGCGATCTCATGACCGAGCGCGTGCTACTCAAACGCCTCGCCGACATCGAGGAACCCGTCTCCCGCGTCCAGTTCTACGCATGGATCAAGGCGCGCAAAGTGGTGACCCAAGGCTGGCTACACAAGGGCGTGTTCGTCGAGCACTACATCCAGCGCGGCGACCCCCGGGTGTTCAGCTTCCGGGCCGTACGCGACATAAGTAGGCGTGAAAGGGAATTGGGCGAGATGGACAGCGATCAGGTCAATATCTCGAAGACGTAGTTGCTGTCCCCAAGTTCACCTCGATGGCCCTGGAATACAAGATCGGTGCACCGTCTGGCGTCTTGCTCTGTTGCGCCATCGTCAAGGAGAACATTCTTAACGAATGTGTATAGCTCATCATTTGACAGGCCAGGAACAACCTTGACCACCACGTCCTGCCGCTTAATTTTCAGGGTGTACACCTTCTCGCTAACGCACTTCCAGCGCCCCGGAGGTAAGTACGTCACCTCGTGGTAATACGTCCCGCCCCGTCCAACAAGCGCTGCGAGTTTAAGGACGCCTGAATCCAGTATCTCGACGTACGCAACCTTGTCGTACGTTGGCCCGTCTTCGACCTCGACGTAGTTGACTTCCTTGATCCTTAGCGTCATGGGGGAATGCTGCCATCACAGATGCAAAGCCGCGCGAGTTGGGTCCCTCAACCGCTCGCCACTGCGACGAATTACACCGTTGTTGTACAGCCCCTCTGACCTGCGTATACTTCGAATTGTCAGTCGAAAACGCTACCCAAAATACCCCGGCCTAGCTGGGGTTTTACTGTATCTGGGGCGATGTCAGACCCTCGGCGTAGAACTAGCGGATGAGCGTAGAACGCGCCATTAGCCAGGTGATCGAGCGGATTCCTGAGCTGTACAGTCCGGCCACCCGCAAGCACATGGCACAGATCGTAGCGTCGGTGCTTCCCGCCCAACTCATGGACCAAGACAACGGGTACATCGTGCTCGGGCTACCCGCCGTGCAGACCGACGAGTTCGGCACCCGGACAGCGCGCGTTCCGCTGACGCACCAGCCGTGGGCCGACGGCGAGGTACGGATTAACCAGCAGGGCACCGGCATAGTCATCGCGCATGTGCCGCCACGACTACCCATGCAGGACGTACCTGCGCTGGCCTCGGCACTCATGGCCGTATGGGCTGCACACTCACGCCGGTAAGGAGCACCGATGGTCTGGTCGGACCGCCGTACGCCGCGCCCGCCTCGTGTCGCTGAGCAGCGCATGCGCACCGACGCGCTACGGCGGCTGCCTCACCGGTGCGGAGCGCGAGGCGATGGACAGCCCGAGACCGATGGCTGTGGACGCACCGGTGTGTACCTCTACTGCGATCACGTCGTCGCCCACTGGCGTGGTGGTGCCACGCACTGGCGCAACGCACAGCTGTTGTGCGAGCCCTGCCACAAGCCCAAGAGCAACCGCGACGCCAGCGATGCCAGGGCGCAAGCACGAGCTAGCAGACCCAAGTGCCGCCCGCCTGAGCGTCATCCAGGCCTGATCACCAGGCATACCGAGCAGTAGCTACTGCCCTACTCCGCATATGCACTGGTAAGAGGGGTGGGGGGATAACCCGGCTACCCCCTACGCATCGCCGGAACGCTTTAGCACGCACCCGCCTGCGTGCGCGAAGTTCCGGATTTTTTGGGATCCGCAAATCACAAAGGAGCACGGCAATGCCCTTCCATACCCCGAATTCCAGCGCTGACATCGATCACCGGTTCGCGTTCCACGCCGCCACGACCGAGGAGAAGCGTGCCGAGCACGGCAGTGTCCGCGCCGCGTGCAAAGAGCTGGCGCACAAGCTCGACCGCGATCTACCCCCAGGGCGCGAGAAGGCGCTCGCGCTGACCAAGCTCGAAGAGGCGATGTTCTGGGCTAACGCCGCCATCGCTCGCGCGAACTAGCGCACCAAGTCTCTGCCCGACCGAAGGCGGCGGGCATCGATCTGCACAAGGAGGCAGACCGAGATGACCACACCCGACATCCCGAAAGTACCGACCGGACTGCGCAAGGGCGGCAAGGAACTGTGGACCAGCATCCACGCCAAGCACTACGTTCTGCGCCCGGATGAGTTGCGGATTCTTGAGGACGCGTGCCACCAGGCGGACCTCATCGACGAGCTGAATCGCGAGCTGCGCAAGCAGCTGCGCGCCGGCAGGTTCACGGTGGCCGGCTCGATGGGCCAGCAGGTGAGCAACCCGCTGATCTCGGAGATTCGGCAGCACCGCGCCACGCTGACGCAGATGCTCGCCAAGCTCAAGTTGCCCGACCTGGCCGGCGAGCCGAGCGGCAACGCAGGCGATGGCCCGGTGCGCGGTGAGCAGCAGCGCAATGCCGCCAATTCGCGTTGGTTCGTCCCGCCGCAGGCCCCGGCGAGCTAGATGGCGTCTATCGGCGCCCCGGCGCTGATCCGCAAGCACGACTACTCGGACATCGTTGCGTGGTATCGCCATCACGTCCCGCGTGCGGCACCGCCGAAGTACGGCCGGTTCGAGCCGATCCGCATCGGCCCGTCGTGGGACTGGACCGAGGAGCGCGGCTGGAATCTCCCCGAGCACTCGCTCGGCTGGGAAATGCTCGGCTGGACCGGGTATTGGCTTAAGGACGGCACCGGCCAGCAATGGCAGTGGACCATGGAGCAGTCCCGCATGCTGCTTTGGTGGTGGTCGCTGACACCCGAGGGGCGCGTGGCGCATATGACGCAGACGTGGCAGCGACTCAAAGGCCACGGCAAGGATCCGCTCGCCGCCGGCGGGGTCGCGCTGCCTTCGGCGTTCGCACCCTGCATTTTCGACCACTGGGGCCCTGACGATCAGCCGGTCGGCCGCGAGAATCCGAACGCGTGGGTTCAGGTGCTCGCCGTCACCGAGGATCAGACTAAGAACACCCTCGGCATGGTTCGCCGAATGCTCACCGACGAATGCATGAAGTACTACGGCATCAGCATGAGCGCGGTCACGTGCCAAGGGATGCGACAAACCCGGTTGATCCAAGGCGTCACCTCGAACTATCTGGCGATCGAGGGCAAGCAGACCGACACGATCATCCGCAACGAAACGCAGAACTGGAACAGCTCGAACCACGGGCACGATCTGGCCGGCGCCGCTGACGGTAACCGCACCAAGATCGCTCAGGGCCGCATGCTCGACATCTGCAATGCCTACCGGCCCAACGACGGATCGGTGGCGCAGGTCGAGCGTGAGGGCTGGGAGGCCACCCTCGACCGCACCGACCTCGATGACGACGACGACGAGGAGCGCGAGCAGTTCGCCAAGGTCGGCCACCTCTACGACTCACTGGAGGCGCCGGCCAACGCGCCGCTGACCGCCGAGGCCATCCCCGAAGTGATCGAGGTCGTACGCGGCGACTCGATCTGGCTAGACCCCGAGACGATCCTCACCTCGGCGCTCAAGAAGTCGACGCCACCGAGCGAGTCACGCCGAAAGTGGTTCAACCAGATCAAGTCAGCCGATGACGACTGGATTGAGCGCGAGAAGTGGGACGCGTGCAAGGGCGATAGGTTCGTCGCCGACCGTGAGCGGATCGCGATGTTTCTCGACTGCTCCAAGTCCGACGACGCCACCGCGCTCATGGGCTGCCGGCTCTCAGACGGACACGTGTTCACGATCGGTATCTGGGCGCGTCCATCACGTGAGCGGCCGAAGCCGGGCGATCCGGTCTGGCTGGTGGATCGCGATGCCGTCGACCATCGCGTCCGAGAAGCCAAGGACCGCTGGAAAATCATCGCGTTCTGGTGTGACCCATCGGGGGCGCGCGATGACGAGACTGGCGAGCGGTACTGGGACACCTACATCGAGGAATGGCGACTGCTGTTCGGCACCACCCTGACCGTGCTGCCGGCGGTCAAGACCGGGCCCTATGCGCATCCGATCATCTGGGACATGCGCAACCCGATCCACACGCAGCTGTTCGTCGCCGAGGCTGAACGGTTCGTCACGGAAGTCAACGAAGGCAAGCTCACACACGACCGCAACGGCCTGCTACGCCAGCACGTCATCCAAGCCAAGCGAGCACCGAGCAAGTACGGCATCTCGCTCATGAAAGAACATCGCGAGTCCGCCAAGAAGATTGACGCCGCCGTGGCCGCTGTCGGTGCGCGGCTCATGTACAAGCAGATCATCGGCAAGCCGAGCAAGGGCAAGTACGCCCCTGGTCGCGGTCGCATGCTGAGCAGACGTTAGGAGGGCCGTGTGACGCTTCCGCATCTCCCCGCCCCGGTGCTCTCCCCGGTCAGCCCGGATCTGACCAGCCGCGAGCAAAACATCGCCTGGCGTCTAGCCTCGGTGCTGTTCAGCCGGCGCCCGGAGTACCTGGAGTCACGGCAGTACTACGAGGGCACGCAACTTGTTCCCTCGCTGGGTATTTCGGTACCGCCCGAGCTGGAGTCCCTGCGCGCGATCGTCGGGTGGGGTGGTTCGGGTGTTGATGCGGTGGTCGACCGTCTACTGCTGCAAGGGGTACTCCTCAAGGGCAAATCCGAGGTCGACGACGAGCTACAAGAGATCTTCCAGGCCAACAACATTGACGCAGAATCACCTATGGTGCATGAGGATTCGCAGGTATGCGGCAACGGCTACGCCCTCATCGGAAACGGCGCCGACGGGGCAATCATCACCGGAGAATCGCCCTTGAACATGACGGCGCACGTCGATCGCGCCACCGGAATCACGACGTGCGCGTACCAGACCTACATCGACGCTGATCCGGCCAGCGAGCACTACGCGAGCATGCGGGGCACGATCTACTTGCCTGAGGTGACCACACACATGGTGTCCACCGCTGGCACGTGGAAAGTCATCGACCGCGACGAGCATCCCGATACTGCCGAGTTCGGGTGCCCGGTGGTGGCATTCCCGAACCGCCCCACCACTGGGAACCGTTGGGGTATATCGGAAATTGCCCCGGCGTGGCGCAACTGCATGAACCGGGCGGCCCGCACATGGGTTGAACTCGAAGTGATGCGCGAGTTCCACATCATTCAGAAGATCATGCTTCTCGGCGCCACTGAGAAGGCATTTCAGGACGGCCAGGGCAACTACAAGACGGTGTGGGAGTCCTACGCCGACATCATGCCGGCGATCGAGCCTGACGAAGACGGAAATGTCCCCGAGGTCAAGGTCATTCAGGGCCAATCCCCCGAGGGCCTACTCAAGATCATCGACGGCGAGGCGCGGCTGATGTCGGGGTACACCGGCCTGGACCCGCAGAGCATGGGCATCATCAGCACCGGCAACCCGGTCTCTGGTGACTCGATCACCAAATCCGACTTCCGGCTCAAGCGCCGCACCGATCGCAAGACGCAGGGCTACGGCAACGCGTGGGTGAACGTCGCCAAGTGGACCTACCTTGTGCGCGGTGAGCGCCGCGACGAACTCAAGCGCGCCGAGGCCGATTGGGGCCCCACCGGTATCCCGACGCCGGCCGCCGACTCAGATGCCGTGACCAAGCAGATTGCCGCCAAGCTGATCCCGGAGCGCTCGGAGACCGGCCTGGCCAAGCTCGCCTACAGCGCGATCCAGCGCCAGAACATCGCCGAGGAATGGCGCGAATTCGACGGGCGCGCGCTCATCGAGGCGCTGGTCGATCGCGTGCGTGAGCGCGCCCAGCAGATCGATCTGGGCCAGGGCGAGCAGCAGTCCGAGGCGCCGGCCAATGGCAACGACGCCTGACCTCAAGGTCTGGCAGGCCGCCGGCGAGCTGTTGACCGCGCAAGCAACCGCGCAGCTCGGCGCCCAACTCGCCGGTATCAGCTGGTCGGGCACTGGCGTCGCGGCGGCTGTGACCACGATCTATCGGGGCATCGTCACCGCATACCGACGCTCGTCATCGACGCTTGCGTTGCAGATGTACGCGGACATGCGCCGCCGCGCGGGAATCGACGGCCGATCCCCCAGGGTGATGGCGCCGGATCCGGCATCGGAGTGGATTGACGCCAAGGTGGCCAGCGCGTTCAAGATCTCCGCGAAAGCGGTCAGTCTGGCGGCCGAATCGTCATCGGATACCACCGACCTCGGCCCCCGAGAGTCCATCGACATCACCGGCGCCCATGCCGTCGAGAACATCGTGACGGCGCGGCTGTCGAACTCGATTCAGCGCATGGTCGCCTCGGGCGGGCGCGAAACCGTTGCGATGACCTCAGCCGAGGACGGCGCCAAGTACACCCACGCACCGACGAAACCGGCTGCACCCCGGGGAGATCCGACGCACTACGTGCGGATGCCCACCAACCTCAAGCCGTGCGCCTTCTGCGTCATGCTGGCCACCCGCAACGCCGATTGGCGCGCATACAAGACCGCGCAGTCGGCCGAGTTCGTCGTCGGCGGCCCCCGGGGCGCCGAGCGCGGCACCCGGCGGGTCGGGGATCGCTACCACGACCATTGCCAGTGCATCGCCGTCCCGGTATGGGGCGCCGAGGAATTGCCGTTTGACCGCACCGGCTACTACGAGATGTACGCAAAAGCGTCCGCAAATGCGGGCACCGGCAAGACAAAAGACGTTCTGGCGGCCATGCGCCAGATCTACGGCATCGCTTGAGGCCGTACCAACCCGGCAAGTGCCGAACCCCCCGAAAGCCCAAGGAGGCTGACGTTCCCATGCCCGATGCACCGACCCCGAACAACATGCCCGGAGCCCAGCCGGAAGCACCCGCGACGCCAGTGGCCCCAGCACCGGTGCCCACACCACCGTGGGGAGACAACCCCGCCGACTTCGACCCTAAGAAGGCGTGGGACTTGATCACGAACCTGCGCGCCAGCGAGGACACCAGCAAGGGCACCATCGCTTCCCAGCGTGGCGAAATCGATTCACTCAAGGCCCAACTCGCCGAAGCGCAGCCACTCTTGCAGGCCGCCGACGAGCAGCGCCGCCAAGAGCAGGGCGAGTTGGCAACCGCTCGGGAGGACAACCAGAAGCTTGCCGACCGGCTCGCCGCGATCGAGAAGTCGGTCCAAGATGCCCGTTCGGCGGCATTGCAGGCCAAGGCCGAGGCGCTGGCATCGAACCGTGACGAGAATCGCGCGGGCAGCGCGTTCGTCAACCCCAAGACAGCGGCGAAACTTATCGATCTGTCCGAATGCCTCACCGAGGCAGGAGAAATCGATGAGGCCGCCATTGCGTCGAAGCTCGACGCACTCGCACAGACCGACCCGTATCTGGTCGCTACGGCGCCCACACCGGGCCGCAAGCCCAATCCGGCGCAAGGGCACGGAGGCGGGGCTGTCCCGTTGGATGCGCAGATCAAGGCCGCCGAGGAACGCGGCGATGTCATGGCATCCATCGCCCTCAAGCAACAGAAGCACTACACCAAGTAGATAGGAGACCATCATGGCCGGAATCACCGGTATCGGAACCACATTCAACGAGCCCAACTACCACGGCGAGCTGTTCGCGCAGACTCCGATCGACACTCCGCTGCTGTCCATGGCCGGCGGCCTGGGCGGCGGTAAGCAGACCGGTGCCACCGAATTCGAGTGGCAAACCTACGACCTGCGCAAGCCCGAAGTGCGCCCCCGCAAGGAAGGCGACGACGCACCCAACCCCGAGGCGCGGGTCCGTGCGAACGTCAAGAACGTCGTGCAGATCTTCCATGAGACCGTGGGCACCAGCTACACCAAGCAGGCCACGGCCGCGCAGCTGGCCACCACACAGTCCGCACCGTTCAACTCGACGGACGGTCTGGGATTCGGCAACCCGGTCGGCAATGAGCACACCTGGCAGATCGCGCAGGCGCTCAAGCAGATCGCCCGGGACGCCAACTACGCGTTCTGGCACGCCAAGAAGAACGTGCCTACCGACAACACCACCGCCCGACAGATGGGCGGTCTGCTGTCGGTGATCAACACCAACAAGAGCTTTGCCTCGCCCGAGGTCACCGCCACCACGGCGACCGACACCGTGACGGCCGCCGCGAACGGTCTGGCCAACGGCGATCAGGTGGTGTTCACCGACACCGGTGCTGCGACCGGCATCCGTCTGGATGAGTCGTACTACGTGGTCAACGCAGCGGCAGGCACGTTCAAGGTCGCGGCCACCGCTGGCGGCACCGCGATCACCTTGGGCACCGCGAACGTCAAGTACGTGCAGGTGTCCGGATCGGCCGCCGCGACGACCGGCGTGAGCGTGGATCGGATCAACGCGTTCGTGCAGGGCATCTTCGACAACGGCGGCCTGACACAGGGCGATAGCCGCGTGCTGTTCGTGCCGTCGATTCAGAAGACCCGGATCACCAAGGCGTACGCGACCGCATACGGGTCGAACGTCAACGGCGCCCTGGGAACCTCGGCGGGTCACACCGTCGGCGGTGTTGCGGTGGATGCCATCACGACCGACTTCGGTCAGCTGTACATCGCCGTCGAGCGCGCCCTGCCCAAGGATGCGATCGTGGCGCTGTCGGTCGAGCAGATTGACCCGGTGTTCCTGAACATCCCGAACAAGGGTGTTCTGTTCGAGGAGGCGCTGGCCAAGACCGGCTCGACGGACAAGACGCAGGTCTACGGCGAGATCGGCCTCAAGTACGGGTCCGAGCGCGCTCACGGCGTCTACCGGGGCCTGGCGGTCGCCTAGCCATGACAGCGCCCGCGAATCCCCCGCAGCCATATGCGTCGTCGGCCCAGCTGGCCACGTATATGCAAGTCGAGGGTGTCGAGCCCGCGTGGCACGCGACGGCCACGATGCTGCTGGGGTTCGCGGCGCTGCTGATCCGCACCGAGTACACCGATATCGACTCACGCGATCCTGCGATCGATCCCGAGTTGCCCAAGCTGGTATCGCTGGAGCTGGTCTCGAACAAGATGATCGAGAACGCCGCCGGCGGGGTCACTCAGGTCACCGAGTCCATGGAGGACATTTCGGTAACTAAGACGCTCGGCAAGGGCCAGCGTTTCGGCGGACTGGCGCTCGATGAGTGGGCGCGCTCCCTGCTGGCGCCGGAGCCGTCCTCGGGGCCCAGGGCGTTCGCCATCAAACGCGGTACCGGCAGGGTGCCCAACAACCCCTACGACAACCAGGCCCTTGGGACGGTTCGAGGGGCACCGTGGGTCCTCTGATTCGGGTCCGCTACGGCGAGACCGTGCAGCGCACCCGCGTGGTTCGCACCGGCGATGCTGACAGCGCATCAGGCCCGGTGCCAATCAAGCGCACAGCGTTCGGGCGCGCACAGAGTATCGTCATCAACGACGACCAGCGCGGCCGGCGCACCGTCATCGAGCGCAATTGGTTCTGCCCGCGAGGCGAAGACGTACGCCAGGGCGACCGCATCGAGCGCACCAACGGTGAGGTCTACTCAGTGATCTCGCCGCCACTGGGCGATGTCGATCACCCCTTGAGCGGGCACAACCTCGGCGTCAAGAAGCACCGCGTACGGACGGTGAGCGCCCCTCATGGATGACATCCATATCCCCAAGCCGAATCCGGCGCTGACCGCGATTCTCAAGTCCCCCAAGATGGCCCGCATTGTGCGGCTCAAGACCGAATACGCCAAGGTGCGTTATCGGGCGATCGTGGCCAAGCGATCACGGCGCCTGGCCGCTTCGGCACGCGTCAAGCTGTCGATCGGCGGCTATAAGAATGACCGCTGGGTCGGTCAGCTCATCGTCGGCGAAGGCCTCAAATACGGCGCTTCGCACGAGTTCGGCCACGAGGCTGCCCGCAGCACCGAGTCTGGCCAGTACGTCGAGCGCTCCCCGGCTCGCCGCCGTGCAGTGCGCAAGCGCAAAGCAAGAGCTGCAAAGGATCTCAAGCAAGTGTTGCGATCACTGAGGAACTCATGATGGCGATTCCCTGGCTACCCAACTGGTACGTACCCAGTTGGCCCTCGGCCGAAGACGCCGTAGTGGCGCTGTACCGCCCGCTGTTCCCGACCGGGGTCGGCGGGGCCGTGCAGGTGGTCAATCAGTTGCCCGACGACGAAGCCGGCACCGGCTGGACGGGCCGAATCCTGTTCGTGGCCCGCGCAGGTGGTGCGGCGGTGACTGTGCGTCACGACCAGGCGGCCATGCAGATCGCCGCTATCACCGACTCTCGTGCTGATTCCCTGATCCTGTCGGGGTTCGTGCGGGACATCAATACCAGCATCGAAGGCGACGAGATCGAGGTCGAACTCGCAGGCGGCAGCGTCGCCACGATCACCGAAGTGACCGAAATCGCTGGCCCCGAGGAAGTCCCGGGGATGGAGTACGACGAGCGGATCATCCCCGCGACGTATCTATTTACCTTCGCAAATCCACTGGAAACCCCAGACTACAGCGGCTATCTCGGCCTCTGATTCATGAAAGGACTTGGCAGTCATGACAACTCCCGTTCTCCCCGCATCCATCAAGGCATTTAAGGGCGCCAAGAAGGCATTGCAGCTCGCCCCACTCGACATGGCCGTTTTGGTCGGCCGCGCCGATCGCGTCGCATCGTTCACGCGCAACATCGAGGGCCCCGACAACAAGCCGCTGATTCCCACGGGCATCGCCGGCGTCGGGTACCTGGCCAAGGACACCAGTATCGGTGTCAAGTTCGACATCTCATCGAATGACATCGATTCGGCCGGTGAGGGTTTGCCGACTCGAATCATCATCGATCGGCAGTCGATCGAATTCGATTTCGAGATGCGCCAGACTGGCCGTCAGGCATTGGAATTGCAGTTCAGTGCCGACTACTCGAACGTGACGCCGACGGCGGCCACGGGTGGTATTCACGCACCGATCGCCACGGTTCCCGAGAATCAGGACTACCGCGCGATCATCTTGGGCAAGGACAGCTACCAGGCCAAGCCGATCTACTTCGGCTATGTGCTGAACATGGTGCAGGTGTCCAACGTCGACAACCAGAAGTGGGACCAGAAGAACACCCTTCTGTGGCACCCCACGCTCAAGACGATCGCCGACGATGAGGATCTGGAGAACCTGGGCGAATTCTTCATCTTCGGCGAGGGGTTCAAGGCGCTGTCGGCCGTCACGGACACCGGGTTCGCCCCGCCGCCGGTGGAGTGGATCGACATCACGCCGCCGACGAGCGCCCTGACGCTGTCTCTGGCGGCCGGAGATACCGCACAGCTGGCGGTCCACGACAACAACGGAGCCAACCGCACGGCGGCGGCGACGTACGTCTCGTCGGCTACCGCCAAGGCGACCGTCTCGGCGACCGGCAAGATCACCCCGGTCGCCGTCGGCACCTCCGACATCACCGCATCGTTCAGCGGCAAGTCCGACACGGTGACCGTCACCGTCGTCGCCTAGCAGCACCCCGGTCAACCCCTGGCGTCCATCCCCCTTGGGCGCCAGGGGTTTTCCATGTCTCACCCACCACAACCCAAGAGGGAAGCAAATGACAACACGAGCCAAAGTTGGCCGGTTCTACGAGATCATGGCAGAAGTGGGCGAAGCGCCCTACGTTCTGACCGCAGACATCAAGATCCCGCGCATGGGGATCGATGCCCGTGATGAGTGGCGCAAGAACACCTACCTGTTGCTGGTGCAACGTGTCTTGGACGGCAAAATTATCAACGAGCAAGGGCGGATGCCCGAGACAGTCGACTACGCCGAAAAGGTAGAACGGGCGCTGTTGGGCGAGCAGTACGACGCGTGCAAGGCGCTGTTCGCCGACAACGCCGCCGCGTGGGACAAGTTCCTCGCCGAGGTGCGCGACTACAACATGGTCGACGGCACCGAATCGGAGACTGACGCGGGAAAAGACGCGAGCGCACCGGCCGAGTAGTCGCCGTAGTCGAGGCGCACTGGCTCGCGATTCAGTGGGATTTCCAGAATGTGTTGGGAATCAACGCACTTGATTACTTCTTAGGTCTCCCCGGCCGCACCTGGACCCAGTTCCTGGAGCACTTCGACTCGATGTGCCAGGAACTGGGAACCCGGTGCTGGGAGAAAGCGGCCACCGATCCGCAGCTGCGCCGACGCGTCGAGGAAATGGACGCCGACCAGATCCGCGAGCTACGCGAACAGTCAACCAGCGAGCCGCATTACGGGTACACCCCGATCGTGCGCGAGCTGCGCAACCTGTGCGATCAGGTGCGATCAGCTGATCGCACACCGTGGGCAATCCGGTGGCGCCACTGCGCGCGATCTGAGTTTCATGCCCCGCCCCGAGATGGTGGGCGACCTGATCAACGAACGCGAATCCGAGCTAGTGCGTGCAGATCTCGACGAGACGATCGCCGAGGCACACGCCAGCTGGGAGCGCATGCAGTCCGACGAATGGGAGGTGTGGTGACCGTTTACCCGGCTGGTGATGCCTCGATCAACGTGCGGCCCAGCGTCCGCGACTTCCGTCGCGAGCTGGATGCCGATCTCAAGAAGATCGACGCCAAACTCGCCGTCGAGGTCACCCCCAACCTTGCTCAAGCACAAGCCGATCTAGCCCGGTGGCGCGAGCAAGAGGAGCGGCGCTCCAAGATCGGCGTCGATGTTCACCCGAACCTCGCGCAGGCGACAGCCGACCTGGCCCGGTTCCGCGCCAGGGAGGAAGCCGACGCGATCGACTTGCGCGTCAACATCGATCACGCCTCGATCAGAAGGGCAACGCGAGGCATCGAGGGGTTGACCTCGGCGGGTGCGAAACTATCTGCCCTCAAATGGAATGCGGGTGCGCTCGCCCTCGGCAGCCTGCCGGCCCTCGCGACGGGCCTGGCTACCGCGACGGGCGCCGCCCAAGAACTCGCGCAGGTAGCGATCGGGCTGCCCGCCATCTTCGCCGGGGTCGCATCGTCGGTCGGCACGGCGGCCATTGGCTTCAAGGGCATGGGCGAAACGCTCAAGCTGATGGACAAGGCCGAGACGACCGGTAAGGCCAAAGACATCGCGGCGGCCGCCAAGGCCCTGGAGAGTCTGGCCCCGGCAGCACAGGAAGTCACCAAGTCAACGTTTGCCCTGATCAAGGGACCATTCAAGGAACTGCAAAACCTCGTGGCGCAGAACATGTTCGACGGCATGTCTGCGGAGATGAACACGCTGGCCGACACGGCGATCCCCCGCCTGAAGGTCGGCCTGGGTGGCATCGCCACGGCGTGGAATCAGAACCTACGCCAGCTGACAAAGACGCTCGGCTCGGACTCCTCACGCGGACTGCTCGATCGCATCCTCGGCGACACCGCCAACGCACAATCGCGATTCACCAAGGCTATCGATCCCATCGTGCACGGGCTGGGCACGCTCACCGCTGGCGGAACGTCTTCACTGCCCCGACTCGCCGACGGAATCGACAAGGCCGCAGAACGATTCGACCGATTCATCACCGCAGCAGACGATCGCGGCGACCTCGACAAGTGGATCAACGACGGCATCACCGGCATGACCAACTTCGGCAACGCCCTGCTCAACGTGGGCAAGTCGCTGACCGCCATCACCCAGGCCGCCGGCGGCGGTGGCAGCTTCCTGGCATGGCTGGAGCGGGCTACCGGCCAGCTCGCCACATTCCTCAATAGCGCTGCCGGACAGGAGAAACTGACTCGCTTCTTCGCCGAGGCCCGTGAGCAGCTGGAGAAGTGGGGCCCGGTCCTGCGAGGCCTTCCGGGGATATTCCAAGGTCTCTACGACGCAGCCAAGTCCTGGTCCGACCTGCTTTTGCCCGCGCTCGGAAAGATCTCGACCTACCTCGGTGAACACCCCGGCCTGATTCAAGCGGTCGCAACCGCGTTCATCGCGTGGAAGACCATCGACGGCGTAGCCTCGCTAGTGACAAGCCTGACCAGCGTCGCTCAACTCCTCAAAAGCATTCCCGGACTACTGGGCACCGCCCAAGCGGCGGCGAGCACGGCGGGTGCGACCGCAAGTGCGGCGGCCGGCGGGACCTCCAGCATGGCCCCGGCCCTCGGTGTCGCCCTTGGTGTTCCGTTGGCGGCGTCGTTGTTCATGGCCCAGGTCGGTGGGCCGACCAAGCAAGAGGCCGACCTGACCAAGCGTGGCAATGAGAACTTCGAGGAACGCCTGGCCAAGTCGCCGTTCAAGACCGGTGGTCCCCTGCCCGCGCCGGGAACCCCGGAATACAACGAGATGCTCGAACTGGCAGCCACGGGGCGCATCCCGGGAATCACCGCCAAGGACGGGCGCATCGTCGACGTTGGCGGCAACCCCATCCCCGGACTCAAGAACGGCGGCCCCACACCTTCCGGCAAGGGCCCCGGCCCGACCGGCGGCTGGCTGGCCGAGCTGCACGACGACGAATGGGTGCTACCCGCCCCCGCCAGGGCTGCAATCGGCGACGAGGCACTCTGGGCGCTCACACAGGGCCGCTCATTCCTCGGCGGTGGGTACATCGACACCGATGGCAACCCGGTCTCCCCCGGCGCCGCGCCCGGGCCCGGTTCTGCCGTATCGAGTCTGGGTGACACATTCGGTAGCGCGCTTCTCGGCGGTCTCGGTCTGGGCGGTGGCCACGCCGGCAGCGCGGGCGGTCAGCGGATTACGCCCGGACTATGGGGCCTGGCGCAGGTCGGCTCGGACCCGGCTGGCCTGGAGGCGTGGGGCGGACAAACCGCCGAGTGGGCAGGCAAATTCGCGGCCAACACGCTGGGCAAGTTCGGATCCGCTCTATGGTCCGGTGCGCTGGGCATCTTCGGCCTGGAGAACTCCATTTTGTCGCCGAACAACGTGTACAACCAGGCGATTGCGAAGGCCGGCCAGTTCTACCTCGGCGACAGCGGACCATTCGCCAGCTCGGGCACCTCGGGCGATGGCACCGCAACCTCGCTGGCCGGCATGGGCACAACCTCGGCTGTATTACCGAACACCAACCGGCACGGTATGAGCGCGGCGGCGAACCGTCAATACGGCCGCTGGCCCGTCACACCGGCCGCCTCGCGTTCGCGCGCACCCAAGGGCACAGGAGCCGAACGCTGGCGCCCCATCGTGACGCGGGCACTGCAAGAGGTCGGTCCCCGGTACGGCATCACCAACATCCCGGCATGGGCCGACGCGCTCATTGGCCAGATCCAATTCGAGTCCGGTGGAAACGCCAACGCGTACAACGGCAACGACACCGACGGCAAGGGCGGGCGCCAAAAGGTCTACGGCCTCGGCCAGTTCCTCCCCTCGACGTTCAATGCGCACAACATCACCGGTGGTTCGATCAACAGCGGCGAGGCGCAGATCTACGCCATGATCGATTACGTCGCCACCAAATACGGGCAGAGCGGCGCCGGCGTCCCGAACTTCATCAACCAAGGCCACGGCTACGCCGACGGCGGCATGGTAGTGGGCCTGCCCGGCATCGACACCAACCCGGCGATGCTGACCCGCAAAGAGTGGGTCATCAAGGAGCCCAGCGCCAGCAAGTACGGCAGCGCCGCGATGGCATCGGTCAACGCTGGCACCGCCGCGATCATCCCCAACCCGCCGACCCCGCCCATGAGCGGCATGGCCGGCGGCATCAGCGGCGGCTCGCCTGTGCCCCTCTCACCGGTGCACCAGGCGCCCACCTCGGCAGCGGCGCCCGCACCGACGCCCACCCCGGCCGCGCCGCCGGCTTCCGCGCCGACTGCCCCGGCGCCGGCAGATACCGCCGCCACGGGCCCGAGTCCCGCCCCCGCAGCTGCCACCCGCCCGACGGTCGCGCCCGCACCCAGCTCGGACGACCACACCCTGCCCGCGCTCAAGCAAGGCATCACCGAGGGTGCAGCGGTCATCGGCGATCTGGCCGCCGCTGCACTGTCCTCCGGGGGCAGCATGGGCATGGGAGGCGGCGCGGCGGCCGGCGTGCTCGCCAAGGGCATGGCCACCCTCGGCGGTAAGGCCGCTGCTGGAGTCGCCAACGTCTTCTCATCGGCACTCGTGGGCAATCTCGGCGACAACACCACTGCGGGCGCATACGGCGCCCCGGTGCTCTCGGCGCCGCCGCAGCCCGCCCGACCCATCGACGCCCGAACCATGTTCGGCGACGTGTCCACCAACGACCCGCGCGATTTCGTCGAGCAGCAGCGGCTCCGCGAGCAGCAGCGCGAGCAATCGCTGAACAGCTATGTGTAGGGGAGACACGTGTCTCAATATCTGACGCTGGACATCATCGGCCGCACCGGCACCCCGTGGCGCGTGATGGGCCCTGGCCGTGGCCAACGGAACATCATCTTGTCCCCCAAGTGCATGCCGATCTTCGACCTTCCTGTCGAAACACGCTGGGTTACCAACTCATTCGGGCAGCGCTACCAGGACTACCGATTCAAGAAGCACACGTTTCCCCTGACGTTCGTGTCCTACCACTGCGATAAGTACACGTGGGCCAACGTCATTACCGAGTTCGGATGGGAATTCGACTTTGACGGAGAAACTATCCTCCGATTCACCGGGCCCGACGGTGTGCGCGACAAGTTCGTGCGCAAGGAATCGAATTCGACCGTCTTTCAGACGATGCAATGGGAGGGCCGAGACCCGTTCCTGACTGGCGCCGGTAGCGAGCAATTCACACTTTCAGCTGAATTGCCCTTCTATGTCGGCAAGCCCGTTGTGCAAGAGATGCATTCAGAAAATGCGCGTGGCTGGTTCGAGTTCGATTTCATCAACGAGGGCGACGTGCCCGACTGGGCTAGATGGACGCTCACCGAAGACGCCGACTGGGAAGTACCCGACAGCTCGTGGGGATCGCCGATGCTCGGCCGGCCCGAAGAGGACTACGGACGCACAGTACCCATCCCCGCTATCGACATCCGCGACGGCGGTCTTGAGGCCGACTCAGATCCGCGCCAACAGACCCTCATCTCCGAGAAAGCGACTCTCGTCCAAGGTCGTTGGAAAGGTCTAGATCTGCGCTACCCGCTACCGGCCGGCCTGCATGAGAAGGCCACCATCCGGTTCACGAACAACACCAACCCAGACGGTGCCCACTGCCGCCTGACCATCCCACAGTGGTACTCGCGCCCATTCTCCAAGCCGTTCAAGTTGGCGCGGTGAGCCGGCGATGATTGATGGCACCGCACTGCTCGATCGTATCGAGCGCAACGTCGCCAAGGTCCGGGCCGAACACGCCATGTACCGCATGCAGCAGAACGACATTGAGCTGTGGATCAACAAGCCCGACGGCGGCGCGGGCACCGATTTCCTGGGCCGCGTCTCGGATCAAGCCGTCATCAAACAGTCATGGCCGTGCCGCAAAAACGTTTCCTCGCAGGGCTATCTGGCGCTGCCGACCGAGCACATGATCGCCCGGTACGTGATGGCGCTGCCGAACAACCGCGAGGCGCTCAAGAACGTGGTGATCACCGTCTCGCGCTACAACGGCAAATGGCGCTGGTCGGGGCTGTTGCGCTACTGGAAACTGGAGCGCCGCAACGGCATTCTGTCGTTCGTCATCTTCTTTAACGATGACCTCCAGTACCTCCAGTATTTGCTCGTACCCCCGAACCCGGCCCTACCGTTGCCAATTTTCCAGTTCCCCAGGGAATTCTTCCTGTATGCGCCCCTGAAATGGGCAATCAGCATGACGATGCTGTTCCAATTCTTTCGGATACAAGGTCACCCATTCACGTTGCCGGACGACCCATTTGACCTCGCGCAATGGACATCGACAATCGACTGGTCGCAATGGCAATGCCACGTCAAGGCCTCACCGTTCCTGCTCGATGATTCGAGCCTGTGGGGTCCGATCGCCTCACGCATGAACGCCGCCGATGTGACGTTTGCCGACGCGCTCGACGACGCGCAGATGGTCATCACCTATCGCCGCATCCTGACCGCCCGGGGCGAGCGCGCCGACGGACTGCTCACCCCGAACGTGGCCAACGGTGCGTTGGTGTTCGAGGTACAGGACCGCTCCGGGTTCCACCTGTTCGGCGGCACGTTCCTCGATGGCACGATCGCGGCCGGATTCGCCCGCACCGCGATCACCTACGCGGACGGCTATTTCGAGGACATCCTCAACGTCGTCGCCGACGACGAGACCCTGGCGCCAGATTCCTACTACCAGAACGGATTCCTGGGCACACTCGCCGAATTCCCCTGGATATGCATCAACGACGACCAATGGCACGACTTCGATTCTGAGTTGTCGTGGTCGCCAGCGGGCCCGGTCTCGGTGGTGGTCGGTGGTGACAATCCGACCGCAGATGCTATCGCGCGCTTGGTGATTGAGTCCGTTGGAAACATGATTGGCTACTTTCTGCTGGGCGGGTTCTCCTCGGCCGGCGACATCGCGGCCGATGTCATCATGCCGTTCCTGGTCGGCACCATCGCCGCCTGGCTCGAATGGAAAAACATCGGCCGCACGCGCCAGCTCGGCTGGGTGCACCTGTTCGAGATGTACCAGTCAGGCGCCGAAAACAACGCATGGTCCGCGTCAGCCGAGGCCGCTATCCGGGGTGCGTTCACCGCAACCAAGGCCCAAACCGGCCACCGGATCAAGCTCGACGGCTCGCACTGGGTTATCCCTGGTCTGCACTTCGACACCGGCGACCGCATCGCCTCGACACACGCCGAGCTACTGCGGATTGGCATCGATGCGATGTTCGTCGATCAGGTCGAGGAAATGGTCAACGCGGGCGACAACAGCGCCGGTCAACCCCTGACCTGGGAAGTGGTCATTGGCCTGAACAAGGCCGCCATGAGCCAAGGCGAACGCAACGCGCGAGCCATCAAAAAGATGCTGGCCACGATTCAGAACATTGGAGTGCACCTCATCTCATGACCCAAGAACCCTTGCAAGAGCGCGTAGTCGAGGTATCCGACCGCGACACCACCGTGGCCAAACTCATCGACGCCCTGGCCGTGCTCAAGACCGGACGCAATAACGGCGAGGAAACCATCGGCCTGCTCGCCCCGATGCGCCGCGCGGCGGCCGAGGGTCTGGCAGATCTGGGGTTCCGGTTCGTCGAGGCGGTCGCGACACAGCGCGTCGTGCCGCCTAAGCCGAGCTGGCTCGGACCGCACGCGGTCGGGCACACAGCTGCGCTCGATCCCGAGGCCGCAGCCGCAGCCCTCGATGAGTTCCACCCGGACCTCGCCGAGCGGATCCGGGGCGCCAAGAGCGACGAGCAGCGCGCCGCCTTGCGCGCCGAATTGGCGCCGACCGTGACTGACACCCTGCGCACGGCGATCGATCTGGATACCGCCGTGGGAGACCTACGCACACAAGGCCGTCACGACACCGCCAAGGCACGCGAGCGCGCCGAGGCCCAACAGCGCGGAGAAGAGGAACCATGCTAGGTGCCAAGACCAGGCTCGACACCCTCGTGTTGTCCGAGGGGCAGACGTGGGTCGCATCGTTTTTCCCCGAGCCCGGTACCGCGTTCGGCCCCGGCACGACGGCCGAGTGCATCCTCACCGATCCGGCCGGGGTGGTGCTGGCCACCTGGACCCCGGCAGCGGTCAGCGACATGCGTATCGATTTCATCGTTCAGCCCGACGAGCACGACGCGATTCCGCACGGCGCCTACTACCGCGTGGTCGCGCATCTGCCCGCGTCGGGACCGCGCCCCCCGATCGACCGCAACCTTTCGCGCGGCAGTGTGGTGCGTGACGATAACCCCAGTCCCCTTGCCGCCCCACGCAAGACCGAGATAGCGCTCACGTACATCGATCAGCCCGACCTGGCCGCCGGGGTGAATCCGAACTGGGTGCGCGTCGGCGGGTGGGGCAAGCTCAAGGTCTGGGACAACTCCGCACAGCACCTACCGCCCGGGTTGGCCGCCGACTTCATTCTGTTCGACAAGACGGCGGCGCGCTGGCGTGGTCAGGTGGCCACCGATGCGGTCAAGCTGGAGGTCTCCACCATCCTCGGGTTGGTCAACGCCGGCAAGACGACGGTCGGTGTCTGCTCGAACCAACACATGACCTCATGGGTCGGGTTCCAGATGGAAACCGGCGCGGTGAACAACCGACTGAGCATCGTCACCGCCACCGGCCCCACGTCCTACAACCTGGTCGCCAGCGTGAACAACGTGCTGCACGACAACGATCGCTACACCCTGATCTATGACCCGATCGCCGATAAGTACCTGGCGTACAAGTCCTCTGATTTCAGCGCGCCGGTGCTGCAATGGACCGACGAGGATCACTCGACACCGCACGGTAACGGCTACCGGTATCCGTGCGTGCTGTTTGAATCCTCCCTGCTGAGTACCGGCGTGCAGCTGGGTGGCTGGGCGGTCAAGGACAACTAGGTGACAACCCCAAGCGGCCCCGGGGGTTTCAACCCCACCGACCGATTCGGCGTCACCGGCACCGACGGCTCTGTCGGCGATCTCGTACTGCGAACCCAACCGACGATCGTCGGGATACTCAAGGAACGCGCCAAGGCCAGCCCCGGATGGACGCCGCTTAACCAGCAGTTCGTGCAGGCCCTTGTCCACTGGCTCGGTGACCTGTTCAACCTGCCCGATGCGGTCGAGCAGGATCTCATCGACTTCTTTACCGGCAAATGGGACTTGCTCGAAGCGATCCGCAAGGCGCTACAAGGCATCGACCTAACCAACCCCGGCGCCGTGCTCAACGCCATTCTGGAGGCCGCCGGCAAGGCGCTTGGCTTCCCGGGTGTGCTCTCAATCTCCCGAATCGCCAACATCATTCAAGACTTGATCAACGGCGCGGGCGAGTTCCTAACCGCCGAGAGTGTCGAAGACAACCCGTTCTTTCAATGGGATTCGGTGATGCCCGGGTTCATCTCGGGTGGCTCGATCCGCGCGAGCGCCAACGGCACGCAGCAGGTATTGCGCACCGAGCCTTTCCAGGTATTCCCCGGCCAAACACTGGAACTGCGCGCCGCATCGCAATGGACCGGCGCCAGCGCAACCGCCGGCTCGAATCCCGTCAAGGTCGGATTCACCCCGTTCGACGCGGCAGGCAATCCGCTGGCCGATGTCATTCGCGGTTCGCTGCAACCATCCGGTGATCATGGCTGGCAATGGATTCCGGTCGCCGACAAATGGCCCGTGCCCACCGGCGTGAAATATGTTTCGCAGCTGCTCATCCTCGATAGCGGGGCGACCGCCGGGACGTTCCGGTTCTCGAATGCCTCCGCGTGGGCGTCGAACCTGCTCGACCTCGGGCTGGTCAAAGATCTGCGCGAGATGGTCGACGCCATCGGCGGGACGGTGAATTCCGAGGCAGCCAACATCGAGGCCCGCCTACAGGCCATTACCGCTGACGGCAAGATCACCGCCTCGGAGATCGTGGGCTTGATCCAACAGGCCCAAGTCTCGGGACTGGCGATCATGCAAACGGTCATCAATCAGATTCTCGACATTCTCAACGGCAACATCGTGACCCCGATCAACTCACTGGTACAGGGCGTCAAGGACTGGTTTGGCCTGAATCAAAACAAGACTCAGAAATTGACCAGCGGCGGCGGCTTGAGCACGGCCGATGTGGTCGGCACGTTCGACATGAGCCGGGTCGATGATCTTGTCGATAACCTCGGCAATATCCTGTCCGGGGTCAAGGACGGCGCCGATGGCGTGGGCACCGGCACCACGGGCGCTATCGGGGATCGCATCAATCAGGCCAAGGACTCGCTACTGGCGCTGCTGGGCCTGTCTCAAGATGCGCTCAAAAGCGCTATCGCCGCACAGACTACGTTGCAAGAGCAGGAGACCGAGCAGAACACCGGCGACGGCAATAGCTACAGTTTCGTGTTCTCCGGGGCCGACGGTGCCGCGCTGAATGCGACCGATTGGACCACCGGCCCCACGCCCGGTGATATCACCATTCGGGGCGACTCGGGATATGCGGGCGTCAAGAACGGCAACCCTGATGGGTACTTTTTCGCCAGCCCCAACTACACCTATGCCACCGATGGACAGTCGGCCTCATTCGTGCTCGGCAACACCCAAAACGGAAACTACTACTCCGGGGTGTTCATTCGCTGCAACGCCGATCGCACCACGGGCGCCTACTGCCTGGCCAAAGAGGGCGAGGTCCGCGTCGGCAAGTTCACCCGCTCGGGCACCAGCTGGACGTTCGCCACTCCGATGACCTTTCAAGGCGGGCTCTCGTCGGTCAAACAGGGTGCCCGTATCGAAATCCGTTGCAGCGGCAACAACTTCTTTGTCCGCGTGAACGGCAAGCCGGTCACCTCCGCGACCGATGTCTCAGGTGCCATCGCCGCCGGGCCGGACTATCGATACGCCATGTTCTGTGTTCAGCGGGCAACGTCGTGGTTCACCTACGACTCTTACCGCATCGCAGCATTCGCGATGTCCGATTACGTCGCCTCGGGAGGTAGTGCCACCTTGTCGAACGCGTGGAGCCTAACTCGCTCGTCCACATCGGGTTTCACCTACACCGACCCCATCACCTCAGCGGGCCTGCTACCGGCCTCGTTCTTCACCTTCACCGACTACGCCAATGGCGCCACCATCACCGACCTTGGCCGGGGCGCGGTGACCGTGGACCAAGCCGGGCTCTACAAGCTGGCAACCACGTGTCGCCCGTACTCGGCCAAGGGGCCGGTGACCCCGCATTGGTGCCTGTACCGCAACGATGTTCAGGTCACCGGAGCTATCGGCCCCGGCGCCGAATTCGAGATCCTGCTCAACGCGGGCGACAAGATTCAACCCGCCCTGATCGTTGTCGATTACGACGTGCGCTCTAACGGCTCCACCGGCTCGGAGACCGTTGTCTCGCGCACCATCACCCAAGTATTCGGCGTGGCCTCCTTCACGGGCCGAAAACTCATCTGACACCACAGGAGAACTCACCGATGACCTCACCGCAAGCACCAGCCACCGTCGATGATGACGAGGATCTGATAGACCCTCCGGCCCCCTCGCCCACCCCAGATCCGCCAGCACCGGAACTGCGGCAGGAACCGCCCACGCCACCGCAGACGCCAACCACGCCCGAGCCAAGCACCACATTCACCATGCCCGAGCTGCCCGGAATCACTTTCGCCGTAATCCGCGGCGGACTAGATCACGAGGGTAAGACCAACCCCGCCAACTGGATTGAAATCACCGGCACCGATGACGGTGGAAACATGGTCTCTCGAGTGGGGTTCGCGGGGCCGTAAGTGTCCTGGTCGCCCAACCCGAGCATCCCACCACGGCGCTCGGGGGGTACATGGTCGCCCAATCCGGCCGTGCCACCACCGGCAGGCAACGGCGCGTGGTCGTGGGTACCGCGCGTCACCGCGACCGACACCAACATTGGCTTAGACTCCGCGACCCTGCTAGCCCACCTTCTTGCCACCGAGACCGCGACCGGCGCCGACAGTGCCGCACTACTGGCCCACTTGGCCGGCCGCGAGGACGGACTCGGTTTCGACGCGGCCATGCTGCTCGCCCATCTCACGGGTACGGACACAGGTATCGGCGGTGACTCGGCGGCGGCCGTGCTCAAGTACTACGGCAGCGGTACCGACAGCGGAATCGGCTACGACAGCGCAGCAATGCTCGCCCACCTCACCGGCCAAGAGTTCGGGCAAGGCCATGACACCGCGACCCTGCTAGCGCACCTGACCGGATTCGACACCGGCTCCGGATACGACAGCGGCACCGCCGTGTTCAGCCCGCACACACCCGAGACCCAATCGTGGTCAGCGCCGGGGACCATCACCTACAACATCCCGTCCTGGTGCCGGTACATCGACATCGTGCTGGTCGGCGGCGGCAACGGCGGCGGTGGTGGATTCGCCGGATTCATCACAGGTGGCGGCGGCAACGCGGGCAACTGGTCACACGTCACCCTCGAACGCGGCGTAGACATTCCCTGGTCGGCCGCCTCGATCACATTCGTCATCCCGGCAGCCACACCCGGTGGCACACAGGGCAACAAGGGTGCTGGCGGCGGCACCGTCACCGCCTCAGTCGCCGGGTCCGGATGGGCCGGGCTGTCGGCGACCGGAGGCACCGGAGACCAATTCGGATCCACCCGCAACGGCGCCTCGCCGGGCACCCACACCTACAACGGCGAGCCCTACGTCGGCGGTGCGGTGCAGACCACCAGCCAGGCCGCAGGAAACCCGCCCGGTGGCGGCGGTAACGGCGGCACCGGAAACGCCTTCAACGGCAACCAGGGCGGCGCCGGGGCTCCAGGCGGGGCCTGGGCACGCGCCTACCAGTAATCACACAACAGGAGGACGCATGGGCGCCAACTCAGCGCATCAAATCGATATCTGCAACAAGATCGCAGCGGCGGGAAACACCATCAAGGCATGCAGCGGTGACCCTGGCACCGGCACCAGTGCTGCAAACGTGATCGCCTCAACGCCAGCGTCATTCAACACCACCTGGCCCGCAGCCACAGACGGTGCGGGCGTAGACGCCGGATACGCGGTCTCGCTCGGATCGGCGGGCACATTGCAGATCCCGGCCTCCACGGTGGTCAGTCACTACGCCATCTTCAACGGCTCCACCTACCTGCGCGGCCGCGCACTCGATACCCCAATCACCGTGGGCGCCAGCCCCGTAAACATCGACATCACCCCCAAGACCCGCTACAAGGGCGGCCAATGATGCGCCAGCTGCTCGCCGTGGCCGCCCTGTGCCTCGCAGTGTTCGGCGCCGCATTTCGCCTCGGCTGGTGGGCATCTGACCAGCTTTCGTCCTACGCCCAAGAAATCGACCCACGTATCGAAAAGGAGTACACCCGATGAGTTTCCGTACCGCATATGGCAATGCGTTGTCCGAGAACGGTTGGCGCATGTGCAACCGGGACGAATGCGACATCGTCAAGATTCCCGAGCTGTACCTCGTGGACACCGCACCGCTGCGCAAGGGTGCTCCACTGACCACCCTCGGCGCCTGGCTGTACTGGTATGACCGCGAGGTCGAAGAGATCACCTCGCCCGTGTGGGGCTGGTCGGCCACCAACGATGTCGCCAACAGTAATCATCTGTCAGGCACGGCGGTTGACGTGATGGCACCGAAGTACCCATGGCAGCGCTACACCATGGACGCCGCCACCCAAGCCAAGGTCCGCAAGGGTCTGGCCCTGTTCGAGGGCTCCGTCTTCTGGGGCCGTGACTGGTCGCGCCCCGACGAGATGCACTACCAGATGGCCTGGCCCGAGGGCGACAAGCGCAATGACGCGTTCGCGGCCAAGCTGCGCGCCGGATACCTCGGCATCTACGCCCCTGCACAGCCCCCCGCGCCCGCGCAGAAACGTTTCCCGCAAGACCTTTCCGACCGCGAGCTGCTGGAGTACATCGCCGAACAACTCGGACCGGGACACCCTGACTGGGCATCAAAGGGAATGACGCTGCGCGACAAGGTGTGGTCCAAGTGATCCGCATCGGAGACCGCAACCAGGCCGTCCGGCAGTGGCGCGCCGTGATGAACGACCGATTTGGGCCGCTCTACACCCGGCTACTAGGACCGCTGCCGCAAGATACCGACGAATTCGGTCCCCGCGCCGCGTCCTGGGCAGCCGAGTATCAGCGCCGCACCGGCCAGATCCCCACCGGGCAGGTGTCCGATGATGACCTGCACGCGCTGGGTATTGCGCCCCCGGCCCCGCCCGCCAACCGCCACCTCGGGCTGATGTTCCGGGGCACCGGAGGCATCATCGGCCAGGACTACGTAAGCCGCGTCATGCAGGCCGTGGCCAACCTCGTTGAAGAGGTACACCCCGAATTCGCCGCGACCATGGGCGGTCTGCCGGTCGGCGCCGCTGGCGGTCCGGGCGACATTTCGATGGCCAAGGCCGTGGACATCGCCGAGGCCGACGCCAAACGCATTTTCCTGGAGCGCTACCGGATCAACCCCAGGATCAAGGTTGTCATCGGCGGGTACTCGGCGGGCGCCGTCGCGGCGGCCAAGTTCCGTGCCTGGCTGGCCGAGCACTACCCGGACAACTACCTGTGCTCATTCAGCATCGGCGACCCCACACGTCCGTACGGTGGCAGCTACTACGGCGGTCCCGTCCTTGCTGGACAGGGCATCTCGTCGTGGCGGTTCGGCGATGTCAAGGACTACCGGCACTGCTGGCTCACCGAGCCTGGCGATATGTACGGCAACATTCCCCTCGGTGTGGTCGGGGACATCATGGACGACTGTTTCGACATGGTGACCGCGTTCCAGATCACCGACCCGCTCGGGGCCGCTGGCGCCATCCTGCCGAAAATCCCCGAAATCGCCACCAAGGCCTTGGGAATCGAGCTGCCCGCCGTATTCGGTGCCCTCTCTGGCGGCCCGGCCGGCATCGGAGCCATCGGCCTACCGCTGGTCATGGGCGGGCTACAGGGCCTACTCGGGTGGGGCGATGTCAACAAGCTCACCGGCCCGGCCGCCGCCGCGCAAGCCGCGATCATCGCCCTGCGATTCGTCACCACCAATCCCCCGACAGCGCCACACATTCAATACGAATTCCGCGAAGTATGGCCCGGTCAAACCTATCTCGGTCTGGCCATTCAGCACGTGCGCGACTGGTGCAGCCGCACCCCCGCTATAGCCGCGTAACCACCACCCCTCGAAAGGATCTCGAAATGCCCAATGACAACGTACGGTTGGCGATTCATGCCGTCAGCCTGCTCACCTTTCTGATTGCCGTGGCGATCCTCGTTGGCGTCAACCAGCTCGAAAGCTCCGAAGCGCTCCAATGGATCACCATCGGGGCCGGTCTCATCACGGCTGGTCTATCCACGACCAAGATGATTCAGGACCGGCGCGGCGGCGGGCCGGACGGGTCGGCTCAGTGATCCTGCCACCAGCACTGATCACCGAATGGCCCCCACTGCCTCCGCTGGCCCGCGACGGATGGGAACTGGCCACCTGGATCGTCATCGCCCTGGTCGTGCTCGTCCTCGGCCTGTACCGCAAGGATCTTCGCGCCGTGCTCCACCAGGTCAAGAACAGCCACAAGACCAACCTCCGCGACGACGTGGACGGAGTTGGCGACCGACTCGACGACGTGCTCGACCGGCTCGACGAGTTCGGCCGCGACCTACGCGGAATGCGCTCCGATATCGGCGGCCTACGCGGCGAGTTGAGAGAAGAACGCAAGGACCGCTTAGCATTCGAGCACCAGGTAACAGAGAAGCTGCGCGACTCAAACTAGCCGACCGGAAACGGCCCTGCTCAAATCCACTGAGCAGGGGCGTTTTTCGCCGTCTATCGGCTAGTGAGATACCTCATCGAGACCATTTTCCCGCAGCGTGGCCGTCATCGCCTCGACAACCCTTGCGGCCGGCCAATCATCCGGCGCTGAAATCAACGTGCCCCCGGCCAGCTCAGTCGCGGTTAGCCGGTCAACGAGATGGCTGACCGTACCAACCTCGGCGCTGATCCACATTCGGTAGCCGACGCCGATCTTCCAGTTGCCACGACGAGCGAGACGACGCACTGCGAGATCCGCGAATTCGGTGGTTGCGGGCTCCCACGTCTCGACCACCGCAGCTGTTACGGCGTCGGCATCCACAGACCGCAGCGCGTTCTCATGCGCTTCACGGAGGGTCGGTGGCCTTGGGGTACTGCTGTTTGTAGTCGATCGTCTCGGCTGCTGGTTGGCCTGGCGTGGCCTCGCGCAGGATCTTGCGCGCATCGACTAGGGCCGCTTTGGGGTTGATGCGGGAGAGCATTTTCTCGCGCGCGGCATCGGTCTGTGTCTTGAGTTCTTGGGTGGCCTTCTCCCACTTGGCGACATACTCGCGTAGTTCGCGCTCAGCGTCAGCCACGATCTGTTTGTTGCGGGCCACCGACTTTTCGCTTTCACCCTCAGCCGGGTGATAGGTCATCGTGAAGTCTTGACTGACCGTGACGCCCTCGCGCAACGCGTTGGTGACGATGTTCTGCCCGCTGGTCAACGGTGGCAACACCTCAAACTCGATGGTGGCGCTGACGAGCTTGACAGCATCTTCGGTGGTGTCGTCGGCGTTATCGGTGCCCTTGCAGTCATCGGCGGCGGCTTCCTGGGCGGCGCCCGCGAATTGCCCAGACCAGTAGGTTCCGTTCGGGGTGGTGGCCCACCGTTTGTAGTCGTCGTAGGTGGCTTTCAACGCCGCTGTGCGCGGCCGCAAACTGTCCACCACCGCCATATAGTCGTTGGCCTTCTTGGCCATGAACTCATCGAGGATTGTCACGGCTGGAGCCTCATGCGCGTTGCGGCGGCTGATAGATGCTCGGCAACTTGTAGTACCCGGCGTGCAGCTGCTCGGTGGTCAAGAAGCCTCTGTGTGCCTCGTCGTATACATCGCTGATCGCCTCCAGGCGAGCGGCGGCGATGCGCTCCACATCCGAGATCGCTTTCGAGAAAGCCTCAAGCGCCGCCAAACCCGGATCCGCCCCAGGGGTCACATGGTCTGCCGGGATACGCCCCCGGATCTGCCTGGCACTCTCGCGCAGGTGCGGACCAATCTTGGCCATCGCGTCAAGGTCGGCCTGCAACACCTTGTCATCGCTCACACCTGCCCCCTTGCCCGATCTGGTTACGGGGCAGACTACAGGCACAGTAGGAAACCGGTCGTGCAATGCCGATCACCGGGCGGCAATCTGTCAACAGCAGCGGGGTTGCCCGGGGCTCAGCGCCCGCGGGTCGCCAGCTCAGGGCACTCGCTCATGACCTCTTTGTCCACGACAGCCCTGGCAGCATCGTAACTGCTGTAGAGGTGTTGATCTTCTGAGAACGTTAGGGCCACGTCGGTCGGCCCCATGCCGGGGTACTTGCGCAGCGTGTCACACACAATCCCAGTTAGACGAGGACTGGCGTGCGCAATTGGAGCGCACCCGAGAGTGATCACCGCGGCCAGCACGAGCGCCTTCATTCGATGTGCCCCGGCTCGCCAGGAGGGATGGTGTCAGCGGTGACGGTGTAGACGTTCGTCGTGACGAGGAAGCGCTGACCAGGCATGACAACCTTGCGCGTCCGCTGCCATGAACCGTCCGGGGCTTTCGGATCGTCACAGATGGTTCGGAATTGTGTACCGAACACTCCTACGCGGTCGGTCTGGCAGCCCGGCGGTGCGGGGTCGTCTGCACTCGCTGCCGGAGCGAGTGCTACGGCTGAGGCGGTCACTCCGGCCGCGGTGAAGAGAGCCCGAGCGCCGACCATAATCCAGACCTTCCGTCGGTGGCCCTAGTTGGACTTGGGCACACAATTCTTGCTGATCGACGACCACACCACCTCGGCCTGACCGGTCGTCATCCCCTGCTTGGCTAATACTCCGGTGACCTTTTCCTCATTCAGTTGGCCGGCGTAAAACGCATTGGTCTTGAGCGTGCAGAATGCACCGATAGATGCGATGACTTTGAAGCTGGTCGGCACGTTCGCGGCCTTCAGGTCCGCCTCGATGCTGTCGTACTCATCGGCGCGTGCGGCGGGCGCGAGCAAGACGGCCAGCGCAGTGATGGCCGAAGCCGTTGCGGTGCTCTGCATGAGGCTCATGCGCGGATCGTACTGCGATCCACTCAGCCACCTGCCAGGAATGCCACCAGTCGGTCCACCTTGTCGATCCCGGTGAAGTGCCGGGGCGCGCGGCGGCTGTCCTGTCCGTCGGCCCACAGAATCACTCCGGTGTGCGCGTACATGATGCTCACCCACGACGGCGTGCCGGGAAGCCGATAGACGCACTCACGGTGCGCATCAGCCGCCCCGGCACCACCATTGAAGACCCAACCGTTCGCCAGTGCGGCACGATCGATCTTCTGCTGGCCGGTCATTCTGATTGCCCTTTCGGTTGTGGACGGCGAGAGTTTAGGCCGCTGAATGCCAGGATGGCTGCGCTCCTGTCCCGCTGGCACCCTCGACAGCCGCCCTCATTTCGTGGTCGTCGACGGCGGTGTAGATCTGTGTCGTGGCCACCGAGGCGTGTCCGAGTAGCCGTTGAACGGCGCGAATGTTGCGGGTGGCGCGGTATGCGCGGGTGGCGAAGCGGTGGCGCAGCTTGTGCATGGTCCAGACCTCGGGCATGACCTTCGTGCACAGGGTGCCCACCCAGCGGGGCGACAGGTGTCCGCTGTCGTTGCCCGGGAAGAGCCAGCCGGTCGGGCTGCAGCCCGGAGTGTGCCCGGCCGCGCCGCGCTGGATCATGGCGGCGATCTCATCGGTTATCGGTATGACTCGGTTCTTGTTGCCTTTGCCGTGCACGAGCAGTTGGTAGCCGTCGAATGATTCGATGAGATCGTTGGTGTGGACCTGGGCTACTTCGGCGCGGCGCATCCCGGCTTCGCAGGCCAGGTGCAGCATGACGGTGGTGCGTGCGTCGGCGGCGAGTAGCGATTCTTTCCAGATGCGATCGGGTGCGGGTTTGGGTAGCGGGACTGCGGCGGCGACGTGGGGGAGTTCGGTGGAAGGGTTGGTGTCGATCAGCCCGTCGTCGTGTGCCCAGCCAAAGAAGCTGCGGGCCGAGTTGCGGTAGCCGCGCCGGGTCTCGATGCTCCAATGCTCTTGTGTGGCGAACCAGGCCTTGAGCGTCTTGCCGGTGACTTCCGCGTGCGGCATATCGAGCGCCCGTGCGATCCGGGAGATATGGGACAGTCGCGTGGCAACGGTGGTCCCGGGGCGTCCGGCGGCGAGCAAGTGTTGCCGGTAGCTATCGATGAGCATGTCCCATCCGGCGGGAACGGGTAGAGGGGCTGGGCCGGACTTCTTGCGCGTGTTCATAAATGACCGACCGTAAGTCGGTGGCGAGCGTCCCCCGCCGGGCTTGCGCCGCCTGTGACAAAGCTGTGAGGTCGCTGTGCTGGGCCGGTAACCATCGCGGGCCTATGCTGCCCTGACTGGGAGGGTCAGAATGGGGAGATGCCGCGAAAACCGCACTTCGGACATGGTGCTAACACCAGACCAGAAGGTTAGGGGTTCGAA